ACGTTGATTGTGTCGTCGGGGACGTAGACCAGGCGGCGGGCCCGGAGGATCCCGGAAGCGCCCGGAATCGCCCGGTTTGGCACCCGGAAATGCGAGTGACCGGTGATTGCGCCGCGGTCCGCGTAGTCGGACAGCAGCAGGCTTAGGGCGTCGTCGTCGAAGCCGCGCAGGAAGAAGCCGACCACCCACCGCGTGTTGCCCTCGAGCACGTCCGTGGCCTCGCCGAGGCCCTCGGACTCGACGCGGAACGCGGTGCCGAGCGGCTGCACGATGACCGCGCGGGTGAGGCCGAGCTCCGTGCCGCCGTAGGGGTAGTCCGTGCGGAAGTCGACCGGGTTGGCGACCAGGCGACCAGGCGCCCTGATCGTCCGCATGACGTTCGGCGATGCCATTACTTGGCCTCCATGATGTAGACGCCGACCGCCTCCTTGACGTCCTCGATGGTCTGCTGGGTGACCCCAATGAAGGGTCGGGCCTGCACCTCACCGACCAGCGTCTTGTTCTCGAACTTCTTGTTGAGCAGGAAGCCCAGCTCGGACTTGAGCTCGCGTCCCTGCTTCTTCAGCCAGGCCCAGAGCGCCTTACGGACCGCCGGGGTGATCTTCTTGGACTCGATGCGCCCGCCGCCCTGGTGGACGCTTGCGTATTCGAGGTTCGTGCCGACCTCGACCGTGTCATCTGAGACGATCTGGAAGGCGATGGACGCGGCCAGGCGCCCCGTGTCGCGCAGGGCGGGCCTGGGCTGGAATCGACGGTCCGGCGGCTTCTTCTTGCCCTCGGCGAAGTCAGCGATGATCCCGTAGACGTTGATCGGCGCCCGCGCTTCCCAGGAGTCCTTGCCGAACTTCTGCGCCTTGAAGGCCTGCTGGGACTCCGAGACCATCAGCGCCCCGATCTGCTTCAGGGCGGCGTTGGGGCGGTCCAGATTGGCCTCGATGCGCTGGACCTTGCCGCCTGGCTCGAACTGGGCGCGGACCATGCCTCAGTCCACCGACCGCGGCATGGGCATGTAGTTCGACGGCAGGCTCTGGGTGTCTGCCCAGCCGCGGATCATGCGCCCGCTGGCGTCGCGCTCCGGCGCCTGCTGGACGCCCGAGTTGGAGCTCGGCGCCGCGCGGCCTCGAGGACCGGTTCGACGCACGCGGGCGATCAGGCCCTCGTCGCCGAACACCTCGTCCCACTTGACCTGCTCGATCTGCGAGCTGGACCCGCCGCGGCGCCAGAGCATGGCGATGACGCCCATCTCCGCGACCTCGACGTGGACGGCGTTGGCCGCGTCGTATTCGACCTGGGCGTAGACCGGCCACAAGTTGATCACGGCCTGGGCAGCAGCCTCGCCGACGGCCGTGTCGATCGTGGTCGCCGACCGGTCGCGGATGTTGGTGAGGCTGATCAGCCCGTCGGCGTCGTAGTCCGCGACGACGGCAGCCCAGAGCGCGGTGGCGGTCATTACGGGTCGGTGAAGGTCGGGGAACCGGAAGTGGGCAGGTAGCCGAAGCCGGCCACCCAGAGCCAGTAGTTGATCTTACCAGTTCCGGGGGCGCCGCCGGTGTCCTCGAGCGTGAGGATGTCGTTGGCCAGCCAGGAGACCGGCGAGGCGGCGTTCTGACGCAGGCACCACCAGGTCCCGTCGATCAGGTCCCAGGGCGACAGGATCACGTCATCGACGAGCAGCGAGCCCGAGGTCGGGGTGTTGTTCCAGCTGATCTCGACGGAGAGGGCGTCCTCGTTGAAGTTCTTGAACCAGCAGTCCTCGTTGAAGTCGATCGTGATCTCGTTCCAGCCGGACGACAGGGCCGAGACCGCGACCGTCTTGCTCGAGGAGCCCAGCGAGATGACCACGTCGCCGCCGACAGCCGAGTGGACCGTCTTGTTGACCATGACCCGCAGGAAGTAGGGCGTGTTGGAGTCAAGGCGCCGGACACGCATGGCGCTCAGCGGCTGTGTGACCGTCAGGGTGCCGTGGCCGCCGTCCATCTTGAGCGACGCGTTGGTCGTCGCGTTCGGGTGCGACCGGTAGTAGTTGGTCGTGTCCTGCGACATGTGGTTGCCGCCGGCGGTCTCCGTCCAGCCCGTGAACTTCGGGGTGCTGCCTGCCGCATACTGCGAGAACGACGAGTTCTGGAGCAGCGAGCCGCCCGAGCCCGTGCCCGCGTGCTTGGACGTGATGACGGTCCGCGCGGCGTCGCCGGAGCCGAAGGACCCGCGAAGCAGCGAGTCGAACGACGACGGCTCGCCGATCATCTCGAACGTCTCCGCGTGCTCCTCGGTGCCGCTGTTCTGGTCAGCCCGGCAGACGAACTGCTTCTTCTCGATCGTGCACGACTCGATGTTGTAGGCGTTCTCGTCGATCGTCAGCCGCGAGATGGTGCCGTTGCCGACGTTGGAGCCGCCCGCCGTCGGGGTCGTGTCGAACGTGATGGTCCGGGACGCGACGGACAGGGTCTTGTCGTGGAACCAGTCGTAGAGCGCCGCGAAGATGTCCGCGGGCGCCCGGTAGCCAGCCCCGAGCCCGTAGGTGGCGTCGGCGGCCAGGATCTTGCCGTATTCAAACAGCGCCGGCGTGATGACGGAGGACGCGTAGGACGGCGAGACCAGGTCCGAGCATTGCGCCCGGATCTGAGCCATGAGCCGCGTGTATTCCGTCGGCAGATACTCGCCTTCGAGGATCTGCGTCAGGGTGTCGAGCTTCCCACCGCTGCCGGCGATCGTGCCGTCGAAGTGGTTGCGCAGGGTCTCGAGGATGTCGATCCCAGCCCTCCATTGGGCCTGGATCTCGGCTTCGGTGGGTGCTCCGGACATGCGTCAGTTCTCCAGGTCTTCTGGCCAGTCGAGGCCGGTGACTTCCAGGGGCTCGGGGTAGACCTCGCCGCGGTTGCCCTTCACCTGGTCGGAGCAGAGCTCCGCGAACATGAAGCGGGCCGCGGGGACGTCGTTGGACTGCGGGACGTAGCGACGGATCGCCCGGTTGGCCTTGCCGGCCTGCTGGATCTGCTCGTCGCTCGGGATGGTGATCAGCTGCCCGCGGCGCGGGCGGACGTGGTTGTCGCCGACGTTCTGGCCGGTGCCTGGCTCGTCCTTCTGGCCGGCGTCCTCGTAGAACCGGATGACGGTCCGACGCAGGCGCTCCTGCATCAGCTCGAGGCGGTCCTTGGTCAGCCAGACGATCGACCCGATGACCGGGACGCGGCGCTTCTGGTTCGTGCGGAGCGGGTCCGCGACGATGAGCTCGTTGACCTTCGGGAAGTTGATCCCGGCGAGGTCGATGTGCTCGACAGGGCAGGACGGCGTGACGCCGACCCAGTAGGCGTATTGCTTGGTCGCTCCGCTGACGATGCTCGACAGGTCGGGGACCAGAGAAGTGCCTGCCACCTTGCGGGACTTCGCCTTGCGTCCGCGGGTGGTCGCCGGCTTGCCGACGTCGGGGTTCTTCTCAGGAATGTTCAGCTCTTCGGTCTGCATACGGGTCATCTCCGCTTCATGCGTGGGTTGGGTTGATAGACAAGCGGGCCGCCGCCACGAAAGACGACGGCCCGCTCATGCTACCGCTTAGGGGTGACGATCAGTTGTTGACCTTGATCGCACCGTAGGGGAGCGCGATGCCGGCACCGGCGCGGCGTTCCCACTGGATGTACTCCTCGCCCGTGCTGCGGGTGTGGTCGGAGTTGTTGTCGCCTTCCAGCGACGTGAACTCCTGGACGCCCTCGCGGTCGAGCAGGAACGTCGCCTTCTTCGGCGCCGCCTTGAGGAAGATGTAGTAATCGCCCGTGGCCAGACGCGACGAGGCCCAGAGGGTCACGTTGCGGCTCGCGTCCTGGACGATGTTGCTCGGGCTGCCGGTGTCCGAGGACGAGCTGCCCTGACGCTTCTGGAGGAACGCCTCCTCGAAGGCCTCGAGGTCGGCGGCAGCGTGGACGATGACCACGCCCTGATCGACGAGCTCCGGGGCGAGCAGGGGCTGGCCCTTGCCGTCCTGGAAGAGCAGGAACTGCTCGATGGCGGCGTAGTAGTCGCCGAGGATCGCGGCCGTGGTCGCGATGCCGCTGCCGGTCAGCAGGTTCCCGCTCGACACGCCGAACCGGTTCACGCCGCCCGCCGTCGTGGCGAACATCGCGGCGCCGTCCGGGGCCGTGGGGACCGCCGGGAGCGTGTTGGTGTTGCCGGTGATCAGGTCGAAGAAGAACCGCTCGGGTAGCAGCGCCGCCGACTGGCCGGCCATCCGCGCGACCTCGAAGAGGCTCTGCGTCTGGTCGTCCTTGCGGTCTTCCTTGTGCCACGGGATGCGGCGGGCCCAGGTGTAGACCGGGACCGTGAACTGGACCGAGCCCATGGCGTCGGTCGGGATCGAGTCTCCGCGGCGCCAGAACTCCATGTGCGGCGCGGCCTCGAAGTAGCCGAACTCGTGCTGCCGGTTCGTGGCGCCGATCGACAGATCCATGACCAGGCTGAGGCGGGAATCCGCCTGCCGGTTCTGGACCGCCGAGTAGGTATCGGCGAACTCGGTCCGCAGGCCGTTCGCGAGAACCTGCGATGCGATGGTGGTGGACATTGTTGGGTCTCCTTGTGCTCAGGTTCTCAGCTGTTCCAGGTCGCGTCGGCGATGCCCGCCGAGTATTCCGCCGGGGTGAAGAGCTGCACGTCGCAGTCGCTCACGGAGCGGAAGCGAACGAGGCGGCCGACCGGCGGGTTGGTCGTGTCCGTCAGCGTCAGGTTGGCGACGTCCGAGTCCGCGCAGAACACCAGGTCGCCGACCTTGGCCTGCGTGGCGGTGCCTGCGACCGCGACGTGCATCAGGACGACGCCCGACTCGTTCACGCGGCCCTCAGGGGCCGGGGTGTCGCTGGTCTCGCCGATGATGACGCCGTCTCCGGCGCGGTCGTCGCCGCCCACCAGGATGCCGAGGAAATCCCCGGTCTCGTCCCAGTGGTTCAGGTAGCCGGACTCGAGCTGGACGAGCTGCCCTTCGTAGAGGGTCACGCCGTCGGCGATGATGTAGGACCCGACGCCGGCGTTCGGGCGGGTCTTGTGGATCTTCTTGGCGCTTGCGTCTGCCATGTGAGTGTCCTCGTGTGTGTGTGCGGGGGGATCAGTTGCGGGCCATGTTCAGCTCGACATAACGGTCGAGCGACATCCGCGTGTGACCACCGCGGACGAGTTCGGCGTGCTCGCGGGCGAAGCGGGCGGCACGGTCGACGGCTTCCACGCCGTCCTTGAGGTAGCGGTTCGCAACATCCGGGACGACCGGGTTGCTGAACATCGCGGCGCGGGGGTCGTCGCTGTAGGCGGCGAAGGTCTCGACCATCGCGTCGACGTGAGCCGTGAAGGCCTTCGGGCCATGCTTGGCGTGGAACGCGACGAGCTTCTGCTCGAGGTCCGAACCGAGCGGGCGGCCTTCCAGGCGCTTGAGGGCGACGGTGACGTCCTCGCGACGCTGGTCGGTCGCTTCCCGCTCCTCGAGGCGGGCCTTGAGGGCTGCCACTTCGCCAAGGGCGCGGGCCATCTCGATCGGGGACGAGCGACGGCTCGACATCGACTCGCCAGGCGCGGCGGCCGGCGCGGCCACTTCTTCCTCGACCTCTTCGGCGGGCTCTTCGGCGGCAGCCTTGCGGGCCATGACGGCCGCGACGATGGCGTCCATATCAGCGACGCTGATGGTGCCATCTTCGATTGCCGTGACGATCGCAGCGACGTCCATCATGACGTCCTGCATTTGTTCGTCGTCCTTGGTCTCTTCCATCATCTTCTCTTCGTAGGTGTCGGCCATCTTCTCCTCGTCGCAGGCCATCTGGACCTGCTTGGGCTTAGGGGTAGGTGCCATGTCGTTCGGGTGTTGGAACAGGACATGGGCGGAGTGCCCACGCCGGAAACAGGCGACCATGGCCGCCTCACGGGATGCCCCGGAACCACTCCAGGGGCTGGGGACTCGGGTCAGAGCCACCGATTGGGCCATGGTCGCGCCGGCGTCCTGGACGTCGGAGACCATCAACATCGGGAGCTCGAGGTAGGGCGCCTCGTGGTCCAGCAGGGCCAGCGAGTCGATTGCCGGGTTGTCCACGTCGAAGATCTCGACGCTGCGGTAGGGCAGGCGGCGGGACAGGACCTCGCCCTGCACGGTCGGGTCGGTGATGACCAGGTCGGCGAAGATGGCCGTCCGGAGCTTGCCCTTGAACTGGATCGAATCGGTCCCGAGGACGCGGAAGTAGCCGGCGGCGCGGACG